CCATATCAAATACACTATTTTCTTTTAGCATATAATTCATTAGAGATTTTATATCTTCTAACTTCTTAGGTTCATTTCCACAGCATACCTCAAGAACTTTATTAGTAACTTTGATAAACTCTTTTGTTTTATAGCTATCATCTACTATTTTTTCTACATCTAGGAACTTCTTGATAAATTTAGATTCCACACCCATATTTTCATACTGCTTGTCCAGTACTCTTAGCTGATATTCATCATTAAGTCCATGTGACTCTATAAGTGCTGCTTGTTTAGGTTTAGAATTACTTAAAGCCGATTCATTCTTGTTTATGCTTACATTAAACTTATTATCTACTAATGCAATATCATGATGTATCAATCCTTTGTAATCTAATTTGATTATTGCAACCCCTCTTTGGTCTTTATTTGTATACATCACTATTGCTAAATCACAAGATTTTATTTCATCATTATTTTTCATTGCTTCAAATAAGTAACTTGCTATTTCTTTTGAATTTTGTATGAAACTTTTTTCATCATAGATTATTTGTTCACTGCACTGTCTTGCTATGTTTTCCTCATAATTATTGAATACTGCTTTTCTTAGATCTGCATCTTTTATTATTCCCTTGATTGTCTTTTGAAAGAACTTATCTATTTCTAAACTAACCTTTCCTTCAAAATCATTTAAGATTGGATTCTGGCTATTTCTATCTAAAACATGAACTATATATTTATTTATTATCATTTGCATTCCCTCCATTTTTTAACTTATCTGATATTTCAAATAAAGTTAGTGTAATTGTAATCAACATTACCATTTCTAATGTTTTTGTATTATCTATTAATAAACTGCCTATTAGACATAAAATAATCGTTAAGTATTGTATCCCTCTCATTTGTATCCCTCCTAATATTTCATTTCTTGATATATAAGTTTATCTAGTACTTGGCTTAATCTTAGAGTGTCGTCTGTTAAGCCATACTGTGCATATAAGTTGCTAAGTATTTCTTTTAACTCCTCTAACATTTAATCTCTCCCCCCCATTTTTAACTGATTCTTATTTGAGAATAGAGAATTAAGACTATAACAGTTTAATCCTCTATTCTGTTGTTATTTCGTATTATCTATTCTGTAATTATCAATTCTTGTATATACAAAACAGTAACTTCTATTTAATCTTGCTGCTATTTCTCTAACTGTATATCCTCTTTTATACATATCTATCACTTGTTTATTCTCTTCTTCTGTTCCTGGTTTACCTTTCATATACTCACCTACTTTTTATTTACTGCTCTAATTCTAGCAAGTACAATAACTATATCTAATATACATATTGCTATTACTGTGTAGATTAATATTTTCATTTAATCACCTACATTTTACTTAAATATTCATCCATTGTTATTTCTTTGAATTTATTATTTTCCTTTATTTCCTTTATTACATTCTTACAATTTAATACTGATTGTTTGAAATAACTATCCTTTAGTTCTATCCCTAATCCTCTTCTATTCATCTTCAATGCTTCATGTACAGTTGACCCTATTCCGTCAAATGGATCTAATACTATATCCCCTGGATTAGTCCATAACTCTATACCTCTTTGAATAACTTCTAATTGCAAAGGGCATATATGTCTTTCGTCTTTTTCGTCCCTAGCTGAATTTCTTTGCAGTGTATTAGATTGTTTTATGTCCATCCATACTGGACTAGCATATTTCTGCCATAAATCTACAGGAAAGCTTTCATCAGTATGAGTTACTCTTTCTGGATTATCTCCCGGTTTTCTAACTGTAACTAAATAATCTGCTATACCTTGTCTGCACATTGAACTATCTTTCTTTATTTGTTTATGAAGCAACCCTAAGGCTTTTGTTCTTTGCATTTCTGTAACTGGATTTTTCCATATACAAACTTCTGAATGGAATATAAAACCTTCATCAGTAAATAATTTTACAAGTTCGCCTCTAAAGTCTTTTAACCCTATAACTCCATCTCTCGACTTCATCATCGGCAAATTCATGCAATGGAAACTTATTAATCTTCCTGGGATTAAAACTCTGTATAATTCTTTTATAAGAAACTTAAATTGTTTATAGAATTGACTATCATCTTTACAATTCCCCATATCTCTATCTGAATTTGAATATGTGTACAAACTTGAAAACGGAGGGCTGAATATACTGTAATGTATACTGTCACTAGGTATTCCTTTTAAAACTTCTACACAATCACCTTGGTATAGGCTATATTTTTCTTTTATAACTTGATTTATTACTTTCATTCTTCAATTCCCCCTAACTCGCAAACTCTATCCAGTTTGGTAATATCATTTTTTCTCTTGGCTCATATTCTGTAGTTATTCTTGTGGTTTGTTTTAATTCTTTTCTAGTTATATCTTTAGTAAGCTCTATCATGGCCTTTTGCATCTTAATGGCATCTTGTTGTTTTCTCTCAATGTTTTCTTTTACTGTTCCTTCTTTTGAACTTATAACTATATAAACATTTACTTCTTTTTCTTGTCCAAATCTCCAGCATCTTCTAATAGCTTGGTAGTATTGTTCATAGCTATCTGATAAACCAACAAATATCATATTATTGCAATTTTGCCAGTTCATACCAAACCCAGCTATTGACGGTTTAGTGACAAGGCATTTTATGTTGTCGTCTGAAAAGTCTAGCATAGATTTACTTTTATGAGTTTGCTTATCTGACCCTTTTACTTCAACACTATCATTTATGAGATTGTGTAACATTTTGCTTTCATCATTTAGATCACACCATACTAAAAAATTATCATTAGAGTTATTAACTATATCAGCTGCAACTTGGCATCTTATATCCATGCTTTCTTTTCTAGCATTTCTTCTTTGTGTCAATGTTAATTTTTCAGTTGATATCTCTTCACCATCTGCAACTATTTCATGGATATTTAATTTAGGTAAGTTATACCCTTCTACTTCATATCCTAGATTAATTGGGTTATCTATAAATACGGACCAACTAGCCATCCATTCCCAGTAAGTATCTTCAGCATGTCCCTTTAATCTCCATTTAGAAGTTTGTCCTCCATCATGAACAAAGTACATACTAAGCATTTCAGCCCTTGTCATTACTCCTAAAAACTCTGAATGATTACCAAGTTCCATATAATCATTTGGCGCAGGAGTAGCAGTACAAGCCAACTTATAAGGAGTATTTCTAAAATTATCTATTATCTGATTTCTGACTTTACCAGTAAAACTTTTTAATATTGAACTTTCATCTAATACTACAGCTGTAAACTCTTTAGCTATAAACTTGTCCAGCTTTTCATAATTAGTTATATTAATGCCCTCTACTGCATCATCTTGACTTTCACATATTTTTACTGGGATATTAAACTTTTCTCCTTCTCTTTGAGTTTGAGTTGCTACTGCAAGTGGAGCTAATATTAGTATCTTTCCTCCTTCTCTTTTATAAATCTGACTAGCCCATTCTAATTGCATTGGTGTTTTACCTAATCCACAATCTGCAAATATAGCAGATCTTCCTTTTTTTAAAGCCCATCTAACAATATCCTTTTGAAATTCAAATAACATATGATTTAATTCATTTTTATCTATATCAAAGCCCATATTTTTAAATACTTGCACTTTATTTTTTATAAAAACTTCGTATTCCTCGTTCAATATATCATCCCCTTATACCTAAGTAATTTTTTATAACTTCAATTGCTTCATAACTACTCCAGCAAACTTCACATTTATAACCTACTGCTGATAATCTTTTAATCCAATCCTCTTGATTTTCAGTAGGTTTATTCTTGCCCCACTTCATTTCAATATATAGGCCATGAAAGAATCCACTTGGATAACTAAGAAACAAGTCCGGAACTCCACTTTTTACACCTTGTAATTTTAAATTGCTTGCTTCTATTTTATTTCTATAGCCACCATTAGGAATTGCATATATATTTTTAAGTGATGGATATACGTTCTCTTGCATTTTGCACCAACTTATAACTACTGCTTGCTCCTGTGCTTCTCTACTTTTCATACTTCTTAATCTCCTGTTTCCTAACTTCTTCTTGTGCTTTTTCTATAGCATTTATGTAAGTTTCACCATTTTGTACATAAACTTTCGCAAGTTCTACTACTTTTTTAATAGTTTTGCTTTTCATTTGTACCCCCCCCTACAAAATATCTGATAAAATATCTTCTATTTCTTCAACAAATTCATTCTTGTCAATTTCTTCATCATCTAAATACATTTCTAAACTAAATGTGCTATTCAATCTTCGATATATGATTCTTGATATACTTTCATAATCAATCCCTTTTACTTGCTCGTCTTGGTTAAAGACTAATATCTTTCCTCTTGCTTCTCCATTTATTATTTTAAACCCAGTTCTAGTTATTATTGCTTTGTCACCTTCTTTGACTTGTAACTTATATTTACTTAATTCTGACTCTATTTCAAAACCTTTTGTAAATTTAACCCCTTGTCCTAATCTATAAGTATTTTCCATTATCTTTCCTCCGAATAAGCATATATTTTTACTTCGTCTTTCACTCTGCCTTCTCTTAAGCAACCACATGACTTACACTGACTAACAGTTCCGATATATTTAACTTGTAAGTAAACCATTAATCCTCCGCAATGGGGACATACACCAGATTTTCCTCCTACAACTTTCTTCATAAGTTCCTCCTATATCACTTCTTTTAAAATATTTAGTGCTTGTCTCTCTATTCTGCTTATTTGAGCCTGACTTATATTTAGAACTTGTCCTGTTTTAGTTTGTGAATATTCTTTGAAGTATCTTAGTGATATTACTTCTCTTTGCTTTTTAGTAAGGTTTTCTAGTGCTTTTTCTATTATTATTTTATTAATTACATCTTCTTCTATTGAGCTTCCATAATCTAGTGCAGCATCACTCATTAATATATCTTCTTTTCCTTCTTCATTACGATATTTCGTTTTTTGAAAGCTCGTATGATTTTCAAGAATATTTATTGTTTCACTTATTCTGCTTGCATCCATTTCTAATTCATTTGATATTTCTTGTATGTTTGGCTCTCTATTAAGTTCATTACTTAATTTCTTCTTTGCATCCCTTATCTTCCTATATACAGTAAATTCTTCTCTCAAAATCCTATAAGGCATATCTTCTCTTTTATCTCTTATATATCTCTGCATTTCACCTTTTATTTTCCAAAATGCATAAGTACTAAATTGAAGTTCTCTATCTATTTCAAAGTTATCAACTGCTTTTATAAGACCTATCATGCCCTCTTGTACTATCGAGTCGTAGTATTCCATACCTAAATATTTTTTTGCTATTGCATGAACCAATCTTATATTATCTACTATTAATCTATCTCTTGCTTCTTTATCACCATTTTGAGCTTGTTTGAATAATTCTTTGATATGTTCCTCCAATACTATTCACCCCCTATAATTTTTCTAGTATTAAGCCTTTATACTGGATTTTGTTTGATTTTCTATAGTTAAACATAGTTCTTACATTTTTCTTTTTAAATCCATACTCTTCACACATTGAATTGATACTTTTAAATGTTTCTTCTGTACCAGCAAATGGATTTATTACTTTTATTTTTCTTGCTCCTACATAATTTCTTTTGCTTTGCTTTTTCTTTAGGTTTTCTAACCATATTTCGTGTTCTAGTTCTGTACCTACGCCTAATTCTCTTTGAAATTCTATTTCCTTAATTCTTTCATCTGATTCTTGTGTATCAAATAGCCCATGCAAGTATTTTCTTGAGTCTATTATTTTATTTGAATAGTAACTTGTATCTCTATCTGTAATTGCATGAAATAATGCTATATAATTTTCTGCTGTTGGATCTTCTTTTAGTTTTGGACTTAATGATATGCTTTTTTCGATTTGTCGTATATTCATAAAATCCCCCTATTTGCTCCAGGAGAAAAATCCCCTGGAATATTTAAATATTTTTTACATATACTATTAATAATTTAGTGTTGCATTGTATTTTTATATTTATAGTACTTAACCTTATCGGAAACGATAGGGTTATTTAGCTTTTCTATGGGTTCCCGTTCTCATAGTTGCACAGTATACCTAATCAAATTTACCTTTCTGACTTTCCAATAATATTTTTTCTAATTCATCTGGAGTGTACCCAGAGAATGCATTATTTACATTTGCTCCTGCACCTTTTTTATATGAATTTTGTATATTATTGCTTTTTTTGATAAAACTATTACCAGCAATCCTATTTTGTAACTCATATGCTTTAAGTTCTTCATAACTGGTTATATTCTTTTGTAACCAGTTATTTGTTATTCCTTTCAAATATCCAAAAGTATTGTTTCCTTTTTCTGTACAAATTTCCACTGCTCTTTTAAATAAATCTATATCAATTTTTTCTGATACATCTATAAGCCATTCTGCTACAACTCCATTTGCTATTCCTATATTTTCTTGATACATCTTGCTCATATAAGAAAGGTTTTCATTTTTTGAGTTATCCACAGACTCACTTACTTCATCGCTTGTTTTTGTTTTTGTTTTTATATATTCTTTTTCTTTTTGTTTTTGTTTTTCTTTTTCTTTTTCCCCCAAGTCTATAGATAGACTATCTATACTGTATCCATACTCTATACAAACACTAACCATATATTTTTTAAAGTCTATATTCTTTATTGATTCAATTTCTTTTAATATACAATTCATAACTTTAGGTGATTTAGAAAAATTAAACTTGTACCAATTTTTTATGAGAATCTCTTTTGTATCTGCTGAATATTCAATTTTCTTATAATCAACAAATCTTTGCAAAAGCTTCTCTACCGTTTCTCTATTGTATCCAGTTTGCATTTCAAGAACTTTATAAGGCAATTCATAGCATCCGCATTGAGTAGTTCTTGAATTACTTAAAAGATATAAATAGAAATATTTTTCTTCTGGTGTTAAATCTAATACAAAACCATCTTCCCAAAAGTCAACTTGTATAGCTCTGTATTTAGCCAATTATCTCACCTGCCTTTTATCTTTTGTCTAAAGTAATAAATCCGTTCCTTTTCTAGCTATCTCAACTGGTAAACCTATATTTTTTTCAATTTCACTTTTGAAAATTTCACCATCACCATTTTGACCAGATATATGAAGTATCATTATATTTCTAATCTTGCTTAGATCATTAGCTTTTAAAAATTCAATAACATTCTCTAATTCAAAGTGACTTTTAGTAATCCTATTTCTTAAACTAAGCGGAATTATTTTATTTTCAATGCTTGCATCAAGTAAACTTTTTTTATAGTTACATTCAACTAATATGTGATTAAGATTTTCAAACTTATATTCACAGTAGTAACTATCTGTTAGAAATAACATATTTCCTATAGCCTTATGATTTATTAAAAATCCTAAAGGTTCTTTTGCATCATGATTCGCTTCAAAGGGTAAAATAGTGAAATTACCGATTTTAATAGGGTTCCTAGCTTTGATAACTCTTGTCCTATGGTTTTGTATACCTACTGCTTCAAAAGTCCCTAAGCTTGAATATACATCTATCCCATTTTCAGTTAGTTCTTTAATACTTTTACTGTGGTCCTTATGCTCATGAGTTACTAAGCAGCCTTTAATTTTTGATAAGTCATAATCTAAATTTTTAAGAATCTCTTTATAATTAACTCCACATTCTAATATTAATATTTCATTTTCTAGTGAGAGCAAATAACAATTTGCTTTGCTCCCACTAGATACAACTGTTAGTTTATTCATTAGAATGGGCACTCTTCATCTTCTGCAAATGTTGATTGCTGTATTATTTCCTCTACAGGAACTTGTGTTGATACTGGTTCTTTTTCTTTTACTTTTGAAGATGACTTTTCTTTATATTGATATTCAGTTGTAGGAGTTGGTTCTTCTATACTTAAAGTGGTTTTGTTTGCTTTTTCTTGTATTTCTTCTTCTACTTGATAATCATTAGACTCTATAACGTCTTCTTCATTAACTTCCAATGTATTATTAAATGCTCCTACTAATAAATCGCTATCATCTGATGTATTTACATATCTTTTGCAAGCTCTATTTATAACTGTCTTTTTGGCCATTTCATCTTTAAATTTAATATGAGTATCAGTTAACTTCCCGCTAAACCTTTGAGTCCATGCGTTTTCAATTTGAGTCATGTTCATAGCTTCCGTATGGATAACACCATTTTCACCAGTTATTACTGCAAACGCACCTCTCATTTTTGCAAAATCCATTTTATCAAAATTAGGTTTAAATTTTTCGATTGATATGTTACCAGTTTTATAATCATATCCAAGTTCAAATTCATCATCTTCATAGATGCAATGTGCTTTAATATCTTTAATACCGTTCAATCTTTTAGCGACTGCAATTGTTCCTAAATAAGATTTCATTAGTTGCAACTGGTTGCCATAGACAACAAAGTAACATTGATTTTTGGCTGGACTCAAACCTTGTATTACCATATCTAGCAAAGAATTTGAAATACTATGTGTTGTGCAAACTTCTAAAGCACTCTTTTTATTTTTATCTTTTGTTTCAAGTAATTTTAAATAAGCTGATTTCAAAGCATTTTCCGGCGAATAATTAGGAGGAGTTATTAATTCTTTATTATCCTTTAATGCATTCACTCTTCCTAGTACTACATCTGTTATACTTTTTTGTTTTTCTTCTACTTTCTGAACTTGATTATTTGCCATTATTAATTTCCTCCTTTAACTTCTTCTAAAGCTTCTATAACCATTGGATTATCTTGAGTTACTATTAAGTTAATTACTTGACTGTTTATATCTATTAACTGATTTATTGATTCTCTATTATCTATAAACACTGGCACACTAGCTTCATAAAACTCACTTAAAGTATTTATAATATCTAATCCTGCATTTATTTGACTTGCTGTATTTAAATTTGAGAATGGAACTCCATTAATTGTTGGTTGACAAGTCTCTTCTACATTTCCGTTGATATTTTCCTTTAAAAACTTAAACTTAACATATTTAAACTTATGATTTGCATTAGCTTCAAGTAGATCAACTCTAGTTTTTATAAACTCTTCACAAAGCATTACTATTTTTTCTTGTCTAGCTATTTCTGTTCCAAGTTCTTTTTCTTGTTCTTTTAAGTCTTCAATTCTAGCTAGTGTTTTAGCATTTAATTCTTTTACTGCTAGCTTTGAATATAAAGTCTTAAGTTCTGAATTAAGCTTGTCTTTTTCTTCTGAATAGTTAGTTACATTTTCATTACCACTTGTGCTATTTAATAGACTTTCTAGTTCTATATTTTTAGCTTCTAGATTATCAATGTTTTCCTGTGTTATAAGTGGTATAGAAGGTTTTATATCTTCTATTTCCTTTTCAACTTCTTCAATATCGTTTTCAAATTTAACTATTTCAGTTGAACAATTCTCAATGCAACTAAGCTTATCTCCTATTGTCTTATTAATTTCTTCCAGTTCTTTAGTCTTTGATTTTCCTAATTCTCCGATTTCTTTTATTCTTTTAGCTTTATTACTATTGAAGTTTTCTAGCATTTCTTGTTTTTTATCTTCGATAGCAGCACTTTCAAAAGGTCTTTTACAAGTAGGGCATTCTGTTAATATTCCGTCTAAACATATTTCTTTTGATTTTTCATCTCTCCACTCTTGCTTTGCTGCTTTTATTTCTTTTTCTAGTCTGTCATAAGTTTTTCTAAGATTATCAATTTCATAATTAACTTTGTTTTTAGTACTTTCTATACTGTATAATTCTTTTCTTAGTGATTCTTTCTTGCTATATAACTCTTGTTTCTTTTGTTCTGTTATCTTATATGCATTATTTTTATAGTTTTGTATCTTAGTATTGTTAAGTTGGATTTCAGCCATTATTTCTTTGTTCTTAATTAACTTTTCTTTAACTACTTCTGCCACATCTGATAACTGTCTATCTATATCTTTTACTTGATTTTCCTTAGATCCTATTTCTGATTCTATTTCTGCAAAATCAATTTCTTGTATTGAGTTATTGGCTTCTTCTATTTTGTAAGGAATTGATTTCTTTTCTTCCTTAAGTTTTTTAATAGAAGCATTTCTACTTTTTAATATGTTTTCAACATCATCTTTCTTTAAATCATCTTCTATAGCTTTAAGGTCGTTATTTATAGCAAATACTTGCTCTATACTCACATCACCGGCAATTTCAAGTATTATCGCTCTAGCTTCTTTCCAGTTAAGATTAGAAAATAAGTAAGGATTGGTAAGTAATTTAAATTGCTTTTCATCAACTATTTCTGAAATTTTCTTAGTGTATTCACTCTTTTTAACTGGTACATCGTTTATTTCATATATAGTTTCATTTCCAGTAAACTTTCTTTCACTTTCAGATTTTGCTCTGGACCATTTTTCTTTTAAAGTTTTAGTTAACTTTATTTCTTTGCTATCTACACTTAAATAAGCTACTACATGAGGATTAAGACCTCTTATAATATTGTTGTTAGCATCTAAAGGCCTTACATCAAAGTCCTTTCTATCTTTACTGTCCTTATCAAATAGCAACCATGTGAATGCATCAAATATACTTGTTTTGCCTAGTGCATTTTCACCTTTTATATTAGTAACCTTAGCAAAATCTATGCTTAGGTTAGATATTCCTTTGAAGTTATTTATTTCTAATTTATTTAAAGTTATTGTTTTCATTTTCCCTCCAATTCGTGGTATAATAATACCGTCAATCAAAATTTTTTTACTTAGAATTGAGTCTATTTGCAGTAGGCTCTTTTCTTATTTTCTCGTAGATCTTCTTCTGTTAGTTCAATTTCTTTTATATCTTCATTTTTCATGTCTTCTATTTCTTGTAATTGTGATTTAAGCCAACCGATTTCACTCATCATGGCTAACTTGTATTCTCTTGGTATACTATCTTGTTTCGTTGCTTTTCTTAGTGATTCTATTCTTGCTTTCATGTTGTCTATTACTTCATCTAGTATCCAGTCCATATTAAACCTCCTTAAAATTGTTTACCTATATTACTTTCTAACCATTCATCAACTTTACTGCTGATAATTACTATTCTCTTTCCAAATTTAATCATAGGAAATCCTTTAGCATGTACTATTTCATAACACTTTTTAAGATTTATGTTATATTCTTTTGAAAATTCTTTAACTGTCATCGTTTTATTTCTATTTTCCATTTGATACACTCCTTAAAATATTTTTAATATTGTGTATCCTCTTATTTTTAATTCCCCTATTAAATCTTCATCGTTAAGTTTTTGAATTTCGATTTCTTTTCTAGGTTCTCCTAACAGTTCAGCTTGGGTAACTCCCAAAGCATTCGCAATCTTATATAGTACATTTATACTAGGTAACCTTAAACCACTTTGATATTGATATATTGCTGTTTCTGACATGCCACTTTTTAGTGACAATTCTTTTGTTGTAAGTTGCTTCTCTTGTCTAAAAAATCTTATATTTTTGCTTAAAATATCTAAACTATCTGAATCATATTCTAAATCATTTAAACTTGAACTTACGATACTGCTAATATCAGTATTAAATATTTGACATATGCTATTTATTACATTTAAAGGGACTTCGATATCCCCGGATTCATATTTCTGAACAGTTCCTAATGACTTACCGATTTTTAAAGCTAATTCATTTTGAGTAATTTTCATATCTTTTCTTAATGATTTTATATTTTGTCCTATTGTATTTAGTTCATTACTCATTAGTTGCACCTGCCTTTTTTTCAAGTTCTTCTAGCAACTTTTCAAGTATCTTCCTTTGGCCTTTTCCTGTAACTCTAGTTGTGTGATATACATAAGTCCCTTTTGTATTTTCAAGCACACCTTCTCGCACTTCTAAATAACCTCTTCTTAAAGCTTCCTGTTTAGCTTCTGTACTGTTTTGGAATACCCAACCCCAGTCCCTAAGCTTTTGATAAAGTTTCTTTTCTCCTATTTTGATTGAATGCTGATTGCTAATAACTTTTGCTACTTCCCTTACCAGTAAAGAATTTTTACTTATAGCAATTTGATTAAGCATTTTGCTATTCTTTTCTAGCTTGTCCTCTAGCTCTTTTGACTTTTCCTGTTCCTCTTTCAACTTAGTTGCAAGTTTTATAAGAAAATCCGGACTAGTTAATGCTTTTTCAATCGTGTCATCAGTCATGTAAGCTCCATGCTTTCTTATACTTGGCAAGACTTCACTTGTTACCCACTTCTTAAACTTCTTAGCATTTTCCATTTTGCTACTTAGTATTAAACTGTACAGACCACTTTCGTTTATAATCCAGCTTTCTTGATCTCTTCCTGTACTATCAGTGATAGGATGTTTTATCCTGTCATCTTCATCAACATGTCTAACTACAGCCTTGCTTGGTTCATTGTATTGAAGAACACTTGCAACATCTTTTCCAACAAGCCATGCTGTATTATTTACTTCTAAAGTTCTTATTTCCCCAAATTCATTGTTACTGAATGTTTTGTAACTATTGTATAAATCACTCATAATCTTTCCTCCCCTTTTCATTTATCTTTTGTTTATCAATTTGAACAACTCTTCGTGTGTCATGTTTGGAAATATATCACTAAGTACTTTTAGTTGTTCCAACGTTATCTTGATTTTCATTTGTATTTTTTAACCCCCTTTGATACTCATAAAGGCAAAGGTTGTATGCTGCCTGTGCAAAATCTTTTAATACTTTATCCTGCTGCTCTTCTGTCTGATTAGTCGCAAATGTAATGGTTACTTTCGACACTGCATCTTCCCTATAAATTTGCTTCATATAATCACCCCTAATTATATTTATGCTGTAAATATTTTGTCCTATAGCTATAAATTAGCTATTTTCAACCTCTCGAACCGGACATACTATATAAGTATTCTTTAAGTTGACTCTATCAGCAAAAAAAATATCATCTATGCTTGAATTAAATAATTCTGCTAATTGTTTTGCTTCAGTTACAGTAAAGTCATTCTTACCAGTCTCTTTGTTGTGATAAGTTGTTTTTTGAATGCCTAAATAATCTGCTAGATCTTGTTGGTTAAAATCATGTTCTGCTCTTAAAGATTTTAATTTATTTCTTAGTGTCAATTATGTCACCTCCTTGAGTATTCGATAAGAATACTTTTGATACTTTAATGATAGTCAACTTTGAGAATACTGTCAACTATATTTTGAACTTTTTTTGAAAAAGTATTCATTTTTTTATACTTTTTTTCATATAATTTTAAATTAGTCAACTTTAAGGTATAATATTCATAAGGATGGTGTTGATAATAATGTTGGGTGATAATATAAGAGAAAACAGAGAAAAACTAGGAATAAATCAAGTTGAATTAGCTAAGTTAATGGGAGTATCAAAACAAACAGTATCTAACTGGGAGAATGATAATAGAATCCCTCCTACTCAAACACTGGATAAATTAGCTGATATATTTAATGTGACTACAGACAGTTTATTAGGTAGAAGCGAAGATTTAAAATTAGACAATACTTACATCGATATTGAAAATGATGAAGATTATGCTGTGGCGAAAGAAATAAGCAAATTAGACACAGAAGATAAAGAGTTTATAAAACAAATGATAAAAAAACTAAACAAAAATAAACAAGAGAAATAAGTTGATTAACCTATTTCTCTTAATTTTTGTACTAATTTAATTATTGTTTCGTAAGCTTCTATATCATTTTCTTTAAGTTTTTTTAAATCTTGCATTATTGCTAGTGCTTCTTCATCCACTCTAATACCCCCTATTTATATCTATACTTATATTTTAGCGAATATATGTTCTATATTCAATATAAAAATACAAACATTTAATCTATTCAGCTTCTATTTATATTATAAAGCAAAAAATATAACTGGCAGTTATATTTTCCAACAAATTAATACAATTTTTTTAAAAGGGAAAACGTGATTAGAAGAAAAAGACTAAAAATGCACATTACGCAAAATGAATTAGCGGAAATGATAGGAGTTACTCAAGCTTATATTTCTAAAATAGAAAATGATAGGTTCGTAAATGTAACTCTTATTGAAATAATAAAAATTAGTAAAGCGTTGCAATTGAAAGAACTAGAAGTATGTAAATACTTTTTAGAGAAGCACAATGATATTTATGTAGAATTTGAGGGGGAATTATCATGAAAACCTGTATCTACTTAAGAAAGAGTAGGCAAGATGAAGAAATAGAAAAAAAGGAAAATACAGATACTCTAGCAAGGCATAGAAGTACTCTTCTTGCTATAGCTAAAAAGCAACATCTAGATATTATTGAAGTAAAAGAGGAGATTGTTTCTGGAGGAAGTATAAGTTCAAGACCTAAAATGTTAGAGTTGCTCGAAGAAGTTAAAAATAATAATTACGATGCAGTGTTATGTATAGATCTTGATAGACTTGGGCGTGGAGGTATGCAGGACCAAGGATTAATTTTAGACACTTTTAAAGAAAGTAATACTCTTATAATTACACCAGACAAAACCTATGACCTTAACAATGATCTAGATGAAGAAATGACAGAATTCAAATCATTCTTTGCTCGTAGAGAATTAAAGATGATAACCAAGAGAATGCAAAGAGGGCGCGAAAAATCTGTTGAAGAAGGAAAATTTATAGCTTCAACTGCTCCTTTTGGATATAAATTTGAATATACAAAAGAAGGAAATAAAATACTTGTTATAGATGAAAAAAAAGCAGTTATAGTAAAAAACATATTTGATATGTATTTAAATGGCAATGGTGCTTATAAAATAAAGGTGTGGCTAGATAGTATAGGAGCCAAAACAAATAACAATATATCTTTTTCCGAACAAACTATAAGAAGAATATTAAAAAATGAAATATACGCAGGGTATGTTAGTTGGAATAACTATTTAAGGAGAGGAACCAAGACTGTTAAGCAGAAAAATAAAGATAAAATAATTTATGCTAAAGGTAAGCATGAAGCAATTATATCTGAAGAAGTATTCAATAGAGCTAACGAAATAATTTCTAATAGAAGTACAACAAGTGTAACAAGCAACAAAGAATTAACTAATCCTTTAGCTTCTATTGTCAAATGTGCTTGCTGCGGTCGAGTTATGACTTGTAATTATGCAACTTATAAAGATGGTTATGTGCAATTTCTAAGATGTAAATCATGCAACCAAAATAGAGGTGCAAGACTTGATTTATTAGAAGAAAAAATTTTAGAAAATCTAAAGGATATTTTGGAACATTTTGAACAACAAATATTATCTAATACAGTTGAAAATAAAAATAATGATAGGGTAAATAATTTAAAGCACACTTTATCACTCTTAGAAAAAGAATCGTTAGAAATAAATAAGCAAAAGAATAACCTTCATGACTTTTTAGAAAGAGGAGTATATGATGTAGAAACTTACCTTGAAAGAACTCAAATACTATCTAAGAAAAGTGATGAAAATAAAAAAGCTATAAAAAATACAATTGAGTTAATAGAAAATGAAAAAACTATAAATATTAATTATAATGACCTAGTTCCTAATTTAAAAACTGTACTAGAAAACTATAATAGAACTAATGATGTGAAATTGAAAAACTTTTTATTGAAAACAGTAATAGATGAAATTATTTATTACAAAGAAAAAGGCAAAAGGACTGCTAAGTTCGAAATAGAGATAAAATTAAAGGTGAAATAACTGTTACCGTCATACACCTAAACAATTTGGCGTAATGGCCGGCGCATTTGCTGCTGGTGAAGCTGATTATACTACTGCATTTGAACCTACAGCAACTCAGCTAGTAAAAGAAGGTGCAGGATATATTGTAGCATCTGTTGGCAAGGATGCTGGTGAAATACCTTTTACTTGTTACAGTGCTACTAAATCCTATATGGATAAGAATTCAGACTTAATACAAAGATTTACTAATGCCTTATATAAAGGTCAAAAATGGGTTCAACAAGCTTCTGATGAAGAAGTTGCTAAAGCTATGCAACCATTCTTTGAAGACACTTCTTTAGAAGATCTAATAGTTGTGGCACAAAAGTATAAAGAAATTGATGCATGGTCATCAGATCCTCTTCTAAAAGAAGACAGCTTAAACAGATTAATGGATGTTATGATCGAAGGTGGAGAATTAAACGAGAAAGTACCATATGACTCAGTAGTAACTACAACTTATGCTCAAAAAGCTATTAAAAATGTAAAATAGTCCAATTTGATTTTTATAATACAAGAGCCACCCTATTAAAGGGTGGCTCCATTATTTATATAGAATAATCCATATTATTTTACTTGTTTAGGTAATCTTTCATTTATAATATTCATTAAATTATCTGTACAATTATGAACATTTACAAATTCACCATCATCTACCACTACAAATTTAGCATCAACTGGAGATAATACATTTCCGTATATTTCCCCAAGTATAGCATATTTATATTTTGGTAAAACATCTTCCATTTCAACACTTATATCCGCAGTATCTCTATAGTTAAAATCTACTTCATATACATGAGCTATTTCAGCTGCAACTTCATAATTAGATAATACATTTTCATCTATTGCTGCATTTACGCTTTGTATTCTTCTTTCTGTGTTAGTAAAGGTTCCATTTACTGACGCAAAACCAGTACCTGGTATAATAACATCAGCTATATCACAAGTTTCAGTCATATGAGTATCTAAAACCATTAAGAATTCTAAATCAGATAAATTAACATCAGGGTTTTCACCAAAGCATAGAAGACCTTTAACACCTTCCATAGCCTCTGCTCCAGCTTTTATTCCCATATCAATCAATCCTTGAGAATTGTTTTTAGCTTTTATTTGAAGTACACCATCTCTAGGTGATCCTATATGTCCTGAAAGTAGGGCAATATTTCCTATCATAGTAGCAACTTCGACTGAAACTACATTTTGTTGGAATACAAGCATTGATTTTTTAGCTGTAGCATAAGCATTTGCTATTTCTTTTATTTCTTCACTTACAGAAATATTCTCTAGTGAAGCTTTGAATTGTTCAAAGTTATCCATTGAAGAAACTTTACCCATTTCTATTAATGCCTTGGCCATTTCTTTAACAGCACTTAAGTCGTTTTCTACATATACAACTTTTGTAGCAAAATCAAAGTTATTTACTTCATATCCTTTAGGATTTATAACATATACTTTTGCTCCTTGCTCAGCTGCTTGTTTTAACTTAAGTTGAATAACTGGATTATTTTCCATTACAAATCCAAAAGTAACTATTACATTTGTAGCTAATAATTCATCAATTGTATTAGGTGAAGCATCTAATCCTAATACTTTTTCTAATCCGCTTCCTACGTTATTGAAGCAAAGTGTTTTCGCTCCCATAGTGTCTGCTAATTTTTTCATTACATAAGCTTCTTCATTTGTAAATCTATCTGATATGGCAACTGCAACAGCATCTTTGCCATATTTAGCTGCTATACTCTCAGCTTTCTTAGCAGTAAGTATTAGAGCTTCATGATAATCAGCTTCTCTAAATCCATCTTCACATTTTATAAGTGGATTAGCTAATTTTCCTTCTAATACTGAACAATCAAATCCCCATTTGCCCTTACCACATAGAAGGCCTCTATTTACAGGACCGTTTTTATCTGGATTAGATTTAATTAACATATCTCCATATGATTCTAAATGTAGAGAACATCCTACTGAACAGAATGAACATGTTGTATCAGTAATATTTGTTGCAAGAGGAACTTCTTTTACTACACTTTGTCTCTCTTGAAGTGCTCCTGTTGGACAAACACTTACACATTGACCACAAGACATACATCCAGACTCAGCTAAAGGTTTTTCAAGTGATGGTTTAACAACAGTATCAAATCCTCTATCAACAAGTCCTAAAGCTCCAACACCCATAACTTCATCACAAACTCTTACACAAAGTCCACATAGTATACATTTGTTAGGATCTCTTACTATAAATGGATGATCATCTTCAAATTCTATTACATTTTTATCTCCAGCAAGTCTTTCTGGATGAACATCATATTCATTAGCGTAATCTATTAATTTACACTCAAAGTAATCATGACAACCACACTCTAAACATCTAGAAGCTTCTTTTACTGCTTGTTCTTCGTCATATCCAAATACTACTTCAGTAAAGTTATCTTTTCTCTCTTCCGCTTCTAATTGATCCATAACTGGTCTACACATTCTTTCCCTATCTTCAAATGTTTTTTCAGTTATATCAAATCTTTCAACAACAAATGGTTTTTCATATTTTAATACTTCACCGTTTAAATAAGCATCTATAGACTCTGATACTTTTTTTGCATCTGCTATGGCTTCTACAGCTATTGATATCTTATCATTACCACAGTCCCCACCAGCAAATACACCTTCCTGTGACGTCATAAATGTATCTTTATCATAAGCTATAGCATTTTTTCTAGTCTTGTCCATACCTTCAAATTTAGAAGCATCTACTGCTTGACCTATAGCTAATATCATAGTATCTATATCTATAGTTTCAGTTTTTCCTTCTACTGGCACTGGTTTTCTTCTACCTGATGCATCAGCTTCACCTAATTCCATAACTTGAAGTACTACTTGTTTAACTTTTCCATTCTCGTCTGCAATAACTTCTATAGGATTAGTTAAGTTTTTGAAGATTACGCCTTCTTCTTCAGCTTCAACTATTTCTACCATATCAGCTGGCATTTCATTTTTAGTTCTTCTATATATATTATAAACTTTTTTAGCTCCTAGTCTTACAGCAGTTCTACAAGCATCCATTGCAGTATTACCACCACCAACTATAGCTACATTTTCACCAAGTTTAATTTCTTCATTTCTAACAACTTTTCTAAGGAAATCTATACCACCTATAACACCTTCACTATCTTCACCTTTACATCTAACACCAGTAGATACCC